ACCTGTTTCAACTTCTTGATTCAAATCATCTTTTATTACTTCAGGTTGCTCAATGATAATTCGATTTCTACAATCACCTGTATTCAGTGGTTTCTTGTACTGAAAAGGACGCATATTAATCACCGTCCAATTTAATTTCTTCTAATGCTTTATCGATACCTAAACTATTAATTTGACTTAAAAAATTCTTGTCAAAATACTCTAATGCATCGTTATAAACATAACGAGAGCGTTCAAAGACTAATTCTTTGAACTCCTCGTCTTTATTTAAATCATAATTCCCACAAGCCCTAAGTAATGCCTTGTTAGACGTAGAAAGGATGCGCTTTAGGTTATCATCTTCCTCATCACCCAAGTGCATCCTATCTTTAAATTCCTGTAATATTTCATTTGAAATTACTGTATCCATTCACATCATCCTTGTGTTGGTGGAGTTACTTCTTCAAGCTTTAATGTGTAAACTTGTGAAGTGTATTTATCCTTCGGTTTACCTGTAGCATATTGTTTAGCAATATAAACAGTTGCATCTTCTAAAGCTAATGTTTCTTCATACTTTTTGATTGGCTCTGTTCCACCCATCGCTGCAATGTATTCCCCTTTAACAAAGAAAACAACTTGTCCTTGAGGTACAAATACAGATTCTGTTGGGATTGGATTAAAAGGTAAGCTCGTTACATATACACCTGCCGCATTTTGAATCGTAGCATTTGCTTGAATATCAAAAGTATCAAATGGATTTGTTACCATAACTACTTTACCAGCAATATTTTTTGGTCGATCTGCATCTGTTTTACCATCAGGGTTTAATTTTTTAGCCAATAATTTGACCACGCCTTTTAATTCATTAATTGTTTTGCGACCAGGCTCAAAAGTTAAAGTTCCAGCAACTTTTTTATCTGGATATACTCCATTCGTGACACTTCCGCTAGGGTCTTTTAATAATCCAATAGGTTCATTTTTACCCGTACCAGCTACAAAACCACGTTCTAAACCCACTGACATCGCTTCTGTAATCATAGTACGAACATATCGTTCCACCCATACTGGACCTAGCTTCAACATATCATTTGCTAATGGAATAAATGCCGTTAATTTCAGTTGAGTAATAGATTCTTTTCGGAATGTAGCATTTAATTGCCCTTTAATATCACCAAATAAAGGTCCCCATACAGCTGCCCCCTCTGGATCTCCATAAATAAATTCTGTCACGGCTCCTAAATTCTCTAAGCCGATATGCTCTAGCAACGGATGACCTTGAACTAAATCATCAAAAATTCTCTCTTGTGTTGTTTTAGGTAAAGTCTCAGTAGATTTAAACCCACCCTCTTCAACAACGGCATTAAAGAACTTCATTTCTTCACTTGTTAGTACATTAGCACCACGAGATTGCATAATAGAACGATCTATCATTGATTCATTCACTTGATTTAAAATATCTGAACGAACATCTGTAGCAAGTGCTTCAATCATGGAATTTAACGCTGCTGATTGTTCTTCCGCTGTACCTTCTTGTGTTGCTTTCGCGAAAGCTAGTTTCTTCTCTTCAAAATTATTAAACTTAATAACCATATTTTATTTTCCTCCTAAAGTTAAAAAGAGCGTACTCAAATTCTGTTTTGTATGAACAGGCTTTTGAATAGGCTCTTTTGGATTTGTATTCGTTTGTAAATCATTCAGAATTTCATTTTTCAAACCTGATAATGCTGCATTTAAATCTTCTTTTGTAATCCCTTGGCTTTTGTTCATTGTTCCATTTCTAAAACCATCGATTACCTTTTGTGGAAGCATGGCAGCAGTAGAAGCTGACGCTGTCATTTTAACCTGATTATCCATAAACATGATTTCATCCACAAAATTATGTTCTAATGCTTGTTGTGGACCCATCCAAGTTTCTTCAGCCATCATATGAAGTAGTTCCTCTTCTGATTTACCACTTTTAATGACATAGGCGTTTACAATGGCTCGATCAGTTGTTTTCAACATTTCAGCAGCTTTTTCCATGTCACGATGATCTCCACCATTCCACATAGAAGCATTGTGAATCATAATTTGTGCTGTAGGTGAAATTCGCACTTTATTACCAGCCATCGCAATTACAGAAGCCGCACTTGCTGCTAATCCAACAATTTGAATTTCCACATGACCAGGATAATTTTTCAACGCTGTGTAAATCTCTGAACCTTCATGTACATAACCACCAGGACTATTAATCGATACAACTAAGTCATCTCCATTTGCATCATCAAGCGCTTTTGAAATCTTACCCGGGCTTGCAGCATCCATTTCAAACCAATCATAAATCCAAGCTTCATCATTAGAAATAATTGGACCTTTCACGTCAATTTTCACCGTCATTTTCTTTCTCACCTCCTTCAGATTCATCTAATTTTGTATAGTTTTTCGTAATATGATGGATATTTAAGTTCGGATCATCAGAATCCTCATAATCTACTTCTGAACGAATTTCATTTCCTGTAAATGCACTTGAAGAAATGAGTTTATCAATACTTGTCGCAAGATCAAATATACTTTGATAGGAAACAGCCTTAACCTCAATCTTTCGTCCTAAAAGATATTCACTCATTTCAAAGAATTTAACGTTCGCTTCATCGGATAGCTTTTTTAATAATGGTCGTACTGTGAAAAGCATATAATTTTTCGTTTGCTTCTCTACATCAGCCATTTCGCCATATATCAACGCTGTTGGAATACCGATTGCCATAGCTACTTGATTTAAGAAACCATTTGTTACTTTATTGATTTCTTCCACACTTGGACCATTCGCAACACCGTTGTATATTTCGTTATATTTAAAACCCTTTTGTTGTGGAACAATAGCAATATCCTTATTACCAAACGCTTGATACATATCATCAATAAACTTTTGTAATTTCGTTATGTTCTCTTCCGTTTTTGCACCTGTCATTTCCATATCAACTGTTCCACGAACTTGATTTTTTCGTTTTTGAGAACTCAGTATTCTACTGAACAAATCTCCGTAATCTGTAAATAAACCATCAATAAGCGGAGTTAATTTGTCATTTCGATACTTTAAGTGAATTACTTCACTTTGCCTAAAACTTCTCTTAAACGTATAATCTTTTACTATTACATTAGTAAAAGTATCCTCAAACACGGCGTATTCATTATGTTGAAATCCATCTGCAATAAGTAAATCCCCATCATCTGCTTGTATAACTAAACACTCATTATCATAAATAAGTTTGCGAACAAATCTTTCCCAAAAGGTACTTGCCGTCATATTTTTATTCGGTCTAACGTTTAATCGATAATAAAGTTCATTCTTCTCAAATGCTTTACCATGTCTGACTCTGAATTCAGATTGACTTATTGTTCTTCCTAAAAATGATACACATGTATCAATTGCCAATCGTTTCATATGAAGTCTATTTGCCGTATCAGTAATTATGTCCAGATCCAACATAAATTCTAGTTCTTTATTTCTTTTAAATACTGAACCTAACCATCCAATGGCTATCACCCCCCTTAAAATTTAATACTATCGAGCATAAACTCAACTTCTTCTTCAAGAATGTTATCCGCTTGCCATAATGCATGGATAAAGGCTTGGAATCCATCTGTTTTTCTCTTAAATTCATCTTTCTTCAAATATTCTTTGTTGCCGTCTTTTTTGATGTGGACGTAGACGTTATTGGTATACCAACGCATTAATGGATTATCCCCAAAAATAATACGATTGTTTGCAAATAACGTTTCGACCCTTGGAGCTAATAAAGAATGAATAGCTTTGGGATTACGAATGTATAACAATGTGAATCCTTCTGCTTCAAGTGCCGTTTTAACAAGATCAAGACGGAAAGTATCGGCTACAATCGTATTAACACCGTATAACTCACGCATTTTTACAAACCAATCTACAATGTAAGAGATATTAATTACAGGTTCGTCCACAATAGTTAACAACCCATTTTCAGCCCATTCATAAATAGGTGCTTTTAATTTCACCTTATCTAAGAATCCTTTGCGGACAAACGAATGACTTTTCCAAATATAATCTTCACCATATTTAAACAGTAATCCGACCGCTGCAAAATCTTTAATACTAGCAAAATCGAGTCCACCCACAGCAACTTTATGTTTTAAATCAGGAATCTTTCTGAGAGTTTCTCCATCTTCTTCAAAACCAGTACGCATTATTTCTTCCCAAGTAGCAACAGACTTTGTTAAATCTACTTCTGGTAAATTCATTCTTTTAGTCATGAAGTTTTCTCTGTTAGATGGATCATTCTCAAGGTTTTTATACTGACGCATAACCTTTTTGAACAACCCTCTAGCATATTGACTCATAGGCTTACTAAACATTGGATTTGCTTTTTCCCATACATCTGGATTGTCTACTTCTTCAGCGTTATCAAGCTTGCAAATAAAAGGGAACAACCTATCTTCTTTTTCTTTTCCTTTTAAGATGTTCATTGCTCGCTCTTTCATTTTGTCAAGGTAACCTTCACGGACAAACCCATCTGTGGTAATAAAAAATTCCCTAGAGTTAGGAACTTTACCTAAACCGCTAGAGAATACTTCTACAACATCGCTATTTTCATATCTGTGTATCTCATCATAAATGACACATCCATCTCTTAATGAGTCTTTACTTCCTGCATTTGATGTGTGAAATTCAAAAGTCGAACGAGTCGCTTTATTCGTTATTAATTGTTTAGTCGATACAAATAGCTCGTCTAATATTTCATGCTTTTTATTCTTTTCATAAACATCTATAAAAGAAGTTTTAGCCTGCCTTTCTGTATTAGCGACTACTGATACATTATAATGCTCAATGCCGTGTAATTCGCTAATAAAGAAGTGTGTCAAAGCACTAATCAATCCGTTTTTACCAGCACCCCTTGCCATCATCCAAAAATGCTGATCAAAATAAACATCCTCATATTCATCAAACAAAAACACAAATGCTATTAAAAATTTTTGAAAAGAATTTAATTTAAAATGCCACTTTTCCATGAAAGTTACACATTTATGAATTAAATCCACATCAAAATGCAAATCATTACGGGTTAATATATCTTGCTTTAAGTAATTAATAAGCATGATGCGTTCCTTATTTAATACTACTGTTCCCGTTTCATATAATTCTATATATTCACTTACATACTTATGTGAAATCATATTAAATCACTTGCCGAATACTTCTTAATTTCTTTTTTATTACTTCCTTCTGGCAATAAATCTGTTAGTTGTTTAATGACTCTTTGATATGATTGATCGCGGGTATTATATAATCGGGCAACAGGTCGCTCTCTTTCATACGGCTCTGTTTTATCAGATTGTGAGAACATTTCATAGTCACCATTCTCAGATATATCTATCCACATCTCATTTAATAAAACTCGTAGTCTTGCTGCCTGAATAATTAACCCTTCAACCACTTTTAACTTACTAGGTGGAATATCTTTAAATAGTCTTTTCAAGCGATTTTTTTCTTTGTTAACTAGCACCTCACGCTCATCAATGTCCGCCATAATATCACCTCGATTCAATCATATTTTTATGATGGGTAGGGGTCCTATGCGATACTGCTCAAAAATCTGGAAATACGACCCCCTCCTCCGGTGCCCCTTAGAGCATTTTTTGATGAAATATTTTAAGGGGGGGTGTTATTATCGAATCATTTTTACCACTTTTCATCGTTTTCCCATTTGTTTATCTTTTTAACAAACACTCTACCGTGTTCTTTATTATGGCAATCCACACAGACTGTTTCTAAGTTATCTATTTCTAATGCAAGTTCTGGATGATGTTCTAGTTCTTTTATATGATGGACAACGAGTTGAATCTTCTTACGCTTTGCCCTCTCACTATATTCATTCGTGTCTGTTTGTACTCGACCATTGCGCTTACACTCTTGGCATTCATAGTTGTCACGCTTCTTTACTTGCTCACGTATACTCTTCCACTCACTACTGTCATAGAACTTACGCTTCTGTTGTTTGGTTTTATACTCTTTCATTCGTCTTTACCAAGCAATCCTTATTACCTTTATCCCTCTCCAATAAATCTTTTATTGGTGTTTGCATGAGATATTCTACAGAATAAAACATTGGCTTCTGTCCATACAGTTTGTAATACTTGAATCGATTAACATTAATCCCAGACTTCTTATACGCTTTCTCATGTGGCTTAAGGTATTTGATATATGCTTTCTTATCAATAGATATAAGACCAAGCGCAGCAATCTTACCGTTTAAAACACTATCCAACTACCCCTCACTCCTTATCATTTAATAAACAATCAATTAACTTATTGATTACATTTATATGTGTTTCCTTTTCTTCCTCTGGTGTTGTATCTTCTTTTAACTCTACAAACACTTCAACTACTTCTGATATCTTTTCCTCGCTCACATGTCCGATTAAATCTTTATTATCAATGGCATTAAAAACAATGCTAAGAGCAACAGCCTTCTCAAGTTTAGTTAATTGCATCTCTTCTTTTCTCCTTCCTCAACCTTTCCGCGGAATTGAATATCAAGGCATTTTTCACAATAGAAACTCCCCAAGATATGAATAGATACTTGTCTGTTATCAGCTTGTACCTGTGTTGTTTTACTATCCATCAATCGATATTTATGTTCACATTCTTTATGATGATTAGCATGTTGGTGGTACTTCCCTAACTTAAATATATCTACAAAAGCACCTTTGCATTTAGGACAAGCAGTTACTTCCTGATACTCATCTTTTGGAGATTGATATGTTTTGATTTGATAGTCACAAACTAGACAACATCTTAAAATATTACTCATTCATCCTCTCTCCTTTAGAAAGAATATTCCAATTATATATTTACCAAATAAATACAAGTTGTTATAATGAAGTTAACATTGCCATCAGGAAAAGTGATTCGCCCCCCAAGCGAGTTGCTTTTCCTTTTTTTGTTTATTGTTTTAAGAATTCGTCTATCGCCTTATCCAGTACACTAATAAGCGATTCTCTTGTTTGTTTCGGTGTCATATCATCATTGATCTCATTATGTAAGGCTACAGCCTTTTCTAATTTCTGTGGATCAATGTGTTGCTTTACTAATTCCAATCCAATTACATTGTTGATTAAATGACCGACAACCACTGTTTGTTCTGGTTTATTTAGTTCCATTTGTTCTCACTCCTTCCCAAAAATAAAAAGCACCCGTATGGATGCTTTTTTATAGATTATTAATTTGTACTTTAATTCCGGTACATGAAGTTTTATCCTTATTCCAATCACCTAATGATGAACCACTGATACGCATCAACAATATTAAGTAACTGGAAGAAGAGCAAAAGCTCTCCCTAATGACAGTATCATTCAATCATTACCATCTGCTGGTTTCGGATTTTATGTGCCATCATTATGAAACCGTTTAGACAACATATAGTTTATAAAGGAACATTGTGAGTTGTGTTTTCCGCCACTTCTCACAATACAAATATATCACGTTGATTCCAAAACAACCGGCACATTTCCTGCCAAAAAGCGGTCAAGACTCTGCCAATTTTTTTAAAAAATAAACATAGTAAACTTACTTTATATATTAGCCTTTATAACTTAGTTGATTAGAATCTGCTTTTTTTAAAATCATTGTTGATTTTAATAACTGGAATAATTTAAGTACATCTTTTTTCGTAATAGAATCATAATCATAAAAACCGTGCATTATTGAGTTTCGATTCAGTTCTTTTCCTAATTCATTTGGGATGCTCAAAAATAACTTTTTATACATTCGAAGTATAGAATTAGTAAATAGTTGAGTAAAGTATTCTTCAGGAGCTTTTTTGTATTCTTCAGGTTTCACTTTATAATACAGCCCACGGCTATTCGGCTTATCATCAATAGATATCTTTTCTATTTTTATTTTCCCTTCACACCACAACGAAAACACATGCTCAAAAGTTGAAAAGAGTGGAAATACACATAACTTGTATAATCCTAAGTTATACGCTTTGTAAGCTTCTTTAATAAGAGACGCATGAATTTTAAACATTGGATCACTAACTAACTCTTCTATGTAATTTTCTAAGTTGTTTTCTATATATTCAGGTACCATTTCGATAGATATACACTCATCCATTATGTTAGCTACAATTGGAAAATCTAAACACCACATTTCAGATTCTTGCTTCAATATAATATTTTCTATTTTCGGTAGATCCTCTATTGGAGGTGCAAGCATCATTAGAAACCTGTATTTCTTCAAAGTTCTTTCAATTGCCTCTTTTACCATATCTGGAACCTGAATTTCTGCTTCCTTATTTTCCTTTATCTTCTTAACATTTTTCTTATTTATCTCTTTCATAATTTATCTCCCCTCATAGTACCTATATTTTATCATCATTTATATTAATAAATCGAGTTACCCATATCTTATATTGTGTGTAACTGATTGGAATGCTATATCCCTTGATACAATTAACCTTACAAACTCTGTTACTTCGAATTACACAACTATTTAAATTTGAATAATTCAATAAAATTTCTCGAAATTTTACAAACAATAATTTCGCATTCCTATTATTCCTAAAATTAAAAGATAAACAAATGAATAAAGTGACAGTTAATTTGAGATACTTATTACAGACGACTTAAAACACTAATATAAATGGAGGTATTAATTATGTCACTCGAAAATAATCATCATTCTGTTTATGAACTTGATCCTGAACAAATACTTTTAACTTGGACTGGAGAGTATGCAGTTGGCCCTATCAATGTACGGTTTACTGGAGAGTTGGATCCAGTTCATCTCAAAGTAGAAGCTTTTTTTCAGGGGATTAAGTTAGGTACTGTAGAACTTAGTCCAGATAGTAGAAGTGTTTGTATTAGCGGAAAAGTGGATAATAATAATAAGGCTGAAGTTTGCTGTAATTTGGCTGAGGACAATCGTACAATAATTTTAGAAGGTAAAGTATGTATATTTGGAGTATGTAAAAAATCGAACGTCAGTGTCACACTTCCACTATTTAATGACATTGAACCTGATTCTTTTATATAATTTCAAAAAAATATTCAATATATCACTAGATGATACAATGTTTTTTCTGGCATTAGTAATAAAAAGCGAATACATAATATTCGCTTTTTATTACCTCAATTCCATATTAAAATTATACCTTTGCAAATAATCAAGCAAGATTTCTTCTTTTCTACTACTTCACAAATTTACTTAATATCTTGACTAACCTATATTTTAAATTTAATCATAGCTTTATCAATTACATCTTGATTAACACCAATATACCTTAATGTAACTCTCTCAGATGAATGATTGAATATCTCCATAAGTAAAGCAATATTCTTCGTCTGCATATACATGTGATATCCAAATGTCTTACGTAGTGTATGAGTTCCTATTTCATCTAATCCAAACTCTGCTGCAGTATTTCTAAGTATCTTATATGCCATACTGCGCCCAATTGGGTTATTCTTCCCTTCTCGACTCTTAAACAAATACTCATTATCCTCTCTTTCTTCAATGTACCATCGTAGTTCTCTTTTTAATGCTGGTGTGAATTGAATACGCTTTTTCTTACCGGTCTTCTTTTCTCTGATTGAAATATGACTTCCTTTTAGATCTCCTACTTTCATTTTGAGAATATCACTAATACGTAACCCTGTATTAATTCCTATTACAAATAAAATATAATTACGCTCACTCTTTTCTTTTAGATGCTCTTTAATTTGTTGTATTTGCTCTGGATCGCGTATTGGCTGAACAAAATTCATTATTCATTACCCCCAGCTCCATCTTTTTCATAAACTTCAAGTCTAAGAGCAAAAGCAAGTTTATAAAATACTCTAGCCTTAACACGTCGATAAGTACGCTCGCTCATGCCGATTTCGTTATATACCATATAGTCACATACATCTTCATCTTCTAAATAACGCTTAATGATGATGTTTCTTTGATCCTTTCCTGCACGCCCATTACCCAAACGACTAAGAAACTGGTCAATACGAAATGATGTTTGCTTAATCCACTCTTCTCTTTTACTTTGTTGAATATTAGCCATCGCTACATCTTCTAGTGGCTTCCCTATAACATTTGTAGGTTCGTGATATCTAATTTCATAAGAAGGAGTGACTTTCATTTCTTCACGCATCATTCCAAACTGTCTATATAAACGTACATTTTCGAGAACACCTTCTAATTTTTTCTGCGTTGCTACTCTATCGATTTTTGGTAAGAAAGATAATTGTTTAGTCATGTAAGACCACTCCTTATTATTTTTTATTACTTTTGTCTTAATGCTCCGCGTCTACGTTCATAACAAGGTCTATGCATCCCCATTAAATCCTCAATTTCACGAGTACTTAATTTCTCTTTTGGTTTTTTCCTCTTTTCTTGCTTAGATTTCTTTTTCCATTCATGTAACTGATCTTTTAACCCCTTCATTACCCCATCTCCCTTTTTAAAATAAAAAGGACACCGATTCCTAAAACAGCTTTAATCGCTGCTTTAATGAATTGGTGTCCTCTAGTTTTCTAGCCGGACTATATTTATTTCATAATACTTGTCTGTATAAACAGATTCCTCCAAGCTTTATCTATTCTGTCTTTCTCATATTTTTGTATAACCTTTGTACGACGAGCAATTGCTTTTTTTAGTTTCTTTTTCTTTAAATTATTCAATCCTCTCACTCCTTCTTATGAAACAGTTTTGTCCATTTTGGTTCGTTTTCATTACTTTAATGCCTTATTACATTCAAAAAACTGCTCAAATGGAAATTGTACCTATATAATTTCAAAAGGATTATTTTGTTAAGTTTCTACAAAATGGTAATTGTTATATAATTAAATTATTAAAATATTAGGTGGTGATGTAGATGACTGAAACAATCCGAATTGCTCTTTTCACTCTTGTAGGAATCAGTGCTTTATTCTCTGTAATTAAAGAATTTCAAAAACCAGAAAAAAGAAAATTTTGGATTACATTTGAAACTTTAGTTCTAATCGGAGCAGCCTGGATGTTAATAGGACTCCTCATGTAAAGTACATAATTAGTAACCCCCTGAATAAAACTCAATATTCCGTTAATACTTTAGACAACCCATTTCGAACCATATTCCATTACCCGAGCAGTTAGCTTTTGCTAGCTGCTCTTTTTTTTGAAACTACAGTAAAGCATTCTTCTCGATACAATGATCGTTGCAATCCTATTTCTATAAGCAACCATCCTTTTTTATATAAACTTGCTTTATATTTTTGGCCTATTGTTAATTCGTCGTAATTGTTATGCCACTTTGTATATATAACTTCCATATCCATTCCTCCTTGAATAATTCCATAAGCTTTGTCCATACTATAAATGCACTTGAGTTCTGAACTTCCTTCTTAACTCTTTTCTGTAGAGCGGTTAGCTTTTGCTAGCTGCTCTTTATTTGTACAAGTTACTCAATTAGCTTGGCGCACATATACTATCCTGAGTTCCTTTCTTTATGAATTGAAATAGTCATTACAAAATGAATCTCGTCACGAGAGCACTTTACTAAGTGCTCTTTTTTTCGTTTTAAACTAAACAAAATGAAATTTTTATAATAAACCTTCAATCTTTGCTATCGCTTCAAATATCGGATAAATCTGTTGTGGTACCACCGCATTACCCAAGAATCTTAATCTATCTTCGTCCAATCTTGTGGCAGTCCCATTATCCATTCCACAAACTGCGGGTTGATTTTCTTCCCAATATGTTCTGGAAAGTGTTCCCCGATCGATCCCGGTAATGTTTTGCCGTGGCTGCCGTTTGCTTCTGAAGGGCACAACTCGCGAATCGGCTTGTAATTTTGACTTGTCGTTGGAGTGGCCAACAATAAATGTCCGGTATCTTTGATGCGGAGCCCCGACACTGACAGCCGGAAATACGAACGTCCTTGTCGAGTAGTTTTCTTCTTCCAAGTCGGAGAGCACGGTGTCCAAGCCCATTGTGACGTGTCCAGCAACATTTTCTCCAACAAACCAAGTGGGTGTGAGCTCTCTAATGAGTCGGAAGACTTCTGGCCATAACCATCTTTCGTCTTCTGCACCTTTTCTCTTTCCGGCCATGCTTTCTCCCTGACAGGGATATCCTGCTGAAATAACTCCAATTGAATCAACGTCAACACCTCCATCTATTAATGATTGTTTCGTAAGTTTATATAAATCCGGGAAAATAGGAATGTTAGGAT